TGGATATACGATCCGATATCACAATTCTCAAATGCTTCACCGTCAAGGTCGGCGACTAGCGCGTGGATCTCGGTCACATTGGCATTGCCTCGCGTTGTGTGGTCACGATAGGTGACAGGCGAGTACAGCGAGCCGTCTGACTTCTTTTCATGTTCTTGATGTTTGCCGAGCATTGAAGCAAACTGCATCCAAGATTCGGCGATGGTCTTTGGATAGACAGACTTGACCGATGGGAACCCGACGACTTCAAACATTGTGCAGACCCGCCTCAATGTATCGGCGAAGTAATTCGGACACGCTCACATCTTCACGCTTGGCTTGACGCTCAATTTGTGTCTTGACTTCTTGGTCAAGCCTGATCGTGATGGTTGGATATTTGATTGTCATTAGTGATACTTGTATTCCATGATGAATGATTTAACTTTCCGCAAAGCCTTCAGCTGGTTTGTCAAGTTGTTGTAATTTTGACGCTCATCACTCGAATCCTCAGGCGAATTGTTGTAAACAAACCAATCACATTCGCTAATCAAATGACCGAGTTCTAAAGGTGTCACATCAACACTAAGACCTGTTTTAGTTTCAGTCGACCGATCCAGCACATCAAACATCACCGTACCTCGCTCATCTGCATCGGGTTTGAAAGTGAAGTATCCGCGCTGTCTGCATTCCTCTAAGAACGCTTTGCCTAATCTGATTTTCATAAGTCCTCCTTTGAACTTGGTTTGATTATTTGACTTTAGTAACTGTGATTAAATGATCGTGCCTCGGTTCAAATGCTTCTTGGATTGATGAACTGCTTGAACCATAATATGATGCGTGTGCGAAAGCAGTGTCAACTGCTTCCCAACATTTCTCGCAAAGCAAATGTTCTGGTTGAAACTCAAACTCCCTACCATCAATCGTTTGCAACTGAGCATGGATTTTGATTCCGAATTGTGATTCTGTCTTTGTTGATTTCATGACTACCTCCTTAGGTATGTAAGACAATCTAACAACTATGTAAGACAAATGCAACTATCTTTTGAAAGATTTTTTAAGCCTTATTCCGTAAGGCTTTTAGCCGATGTTGAGTTCTCGGATCACTTTGTCTAAGCCATCTAGGTATTCTTTGGCGATCGCGTTCTTGCGTTTGCGGACAGTCGGCCAGAAGAAGTAACCAGACTGACCTCGATGTCTCAAGAACTGTTTCGTCTTAGAAGTTGCGCCACCACCGAACTCTGCACCGAAGAAGATGTCACTCAACACAACCCTTTGGTTGCGACCTTTAATCTTCTTGCGGTCATTCTTGTTCACTGGTCTTGTGGTTGATCTAAATGGTTCGTTGCCACGAAGTTTGATTGTCGGCACATTGTCATTGTTCGCTCGAAGACCTTTGGCAACTTGGAGATATTGTCGCGCTCGACCAGGTGAAGCTCCAGCGAGTCCGGCTTCAATCTTGACTCTGCCTTGTAGATCTTTGGCGATTGCGTATGCGACTTTGCGCATCTCCTTCTTGAAGAGAGGACTTGCCTTCTCGTATCGGCGCAAAGTTTCAAACAAGTCTTTGACGATGACCGTGTTGCCATTAGGCACCACACTGAATCCGAGATTCTGACCTTTGAGCATTCCACTGCCACGACCGACAGTTGAACCAGCATCACCTGGAAGATCTGGGAATGCCGAGAAGTATGCCATCAGTTAATCCTTTGCGGTGGGTTCATCTTCACACTCTTCCAGCGCAGATAGCCGAGCATCGTGTACAGCATTCTAGGTGATTCTTGCAGAAGTAAAGATGGAGCGATGTGAGTCTCACACGCTAGATATGCGATCAGCCAGTGGGCTGAGGATTCTCCAAAGGGACGATCACCGCAGAATCGGTTCCAACCTCCACGCTCTCGATTGTTTCAATCCATTCTTCAAACTTCATCGCAGTGTTCTTCGTGCGTTTCGTTGCGTGCCACGCCAACCATGCAAGGTCGGTGAGGCGTAGTTCTGTTTGGAAGTTTGCGACCGAACGATTCTTTTCTGTTTCGAATGCGATGAAGTCGGCAAACTGTGCGGACACTTTCGTGGTGACAGAGTCCAGCGTGGTTACTTCTAGATTGATTTTCATTCTTACCTCCTGATTGTTTATTTAAGAATTATGCACCTGTTGATTTTGTGATCACTCCGCTGATTGGCCACGTTACGTCGGCTGTGTTTAGCTCACCCACGGCGCCGTTCACCAAACTGAACTCCGTGCAAAGTACAGAGAAAGTGTAGTGAGGTGTTGCAGATCCTGCGGCGGCTGTGCCTGCTGGTTTGATAATCATCGTGACAGCGGTTGAACCGATCAATGGTTGAATCAATCCGTCAATGGCGTTGTAGTCATTGTGCAATGAGAGTGTGACTGAGTTGTCGATCAATCCTGATACGCGGGTCACTGCTCCACCACTGCCGAACGAAGTTGTTGGAACTTCGGCTGCTGAGGTGCTTAGGGTTACTGCTGCCACGTTCGCTGTGATGTCTGTGCCATTCAAAGAAACATTCGAGTTAAGAAGGACTAACTTTGCCATGATTATTTATCTCCTGCCGTTTCGGCTTTCGAGGTTGGTTTATCTGCGACCAAGACAATGCGACCCGATTGCACAAGTGAGTCTAGATGATCAACATCAGCCTCATCAATAGTGGCTGGATATTGTTTACTGAGAACAGTAAAGCCCTCAACTACCTGATACTTTGCCATAACCTAAGCGTACACCACGACCCGAAAGTCAACAGTCAGGTAGGTGGTGTCATTCGCGTCAACGGTTGAGATGTTCGATGCCTCCTCCACGATCAGAGTCTGGGCATATCCGCCGAGTGTTTGGTCGGCTTCAATGGCGGCACGAATCCCGCTGTCGTAAGACAGATAAGTGTCGAGCAGGTTCTGTGATGTGCGTTCAGCTGCTCGTCCGACGATCACACTGACGGTAAAGACATGTGTGACAAGTCCTCTGCCCATCGCGCCGTGGTAGGTGATTGATTCAAGTGTCGGCCATGCGAGACCGCCGATTGATGGGTTGACCTGGTCGGGTTGTTGTGCGAATGCGCGAAGGTTCGTGATTGTTGCGAGACGGGTCTGCAATCCTGTTTTGAGTTCGGTGACTGTTGCGGTCATGCAAACATTCGCATTCGGCGATAAGGCTCGACAAGTTGTGCGACATCTGGGTCGAGTGCTCGTGTCACTCGTATCGCACCCAAGTCTCCGAAGCCTGCAACGCCGAGCGGTGAATCGTAACGCTTGAAGATTCTTGATGCCTGAATGATCACCGCTTGTGTGATCGGTTCAGGCACGGACGGCCAACCATAAATTGCGGTGAGTTGCACGAGTGCTTCTTCACCGTAGTTCGCATTCAAGGTTGGGAACAGGAAGTCGCCGACTGCGCGGATGCGTGTGAACGGAACAGTCAAGCCGTCCAAGATTCCGTTGACTGGTTCTAGTTGGTAGTCAAGTGGTTTGAATGTGACATCGAAGTTGCCGTCAGCCTGTGTCGAAGTTTTGAGTGTCAGTGCAGTCCCAGCGATGTCATCGATCTCGCACACAAACTCGTCACCAGCAGTGAACACTCTTGTCGTCGCGGATCCATATTGCCAGAACTGTCGGTTGGCGTAGCCATCAATCAGTCGACTGGCAGCTCCGGCACAGTTGTCAATCAGTTCGTCGTCTTGTGTGTCGGCTGTACCGATTCGAAGTGCAGCCTTAATCTGGTTGCGTGTGGCGTAGCCGTTCGTGATTGCCATAGTTCCTTATCTTACTTCAAGATCAATGGTGGGAACTCTACACCAGGCACAATTTCATGTTCACGCAAGATTGCTCGCATCTGCTCACACTCAAGTTCGCCGTTTGCCAGCGGTGCAATTGAATATGAATCTGATCGCCGAATATGATCACCACACGGATTGCCTCTGAACGCGACTTTGTAGCCAAGTTTCTTGATCTCCATCCACTGAATCCAATCATTCCAAACGACTTGACGGTATGGGATTGACCAAAGAACTGAACGACGAATCAGAGATCCTCCACGCATCGG